TCGCCACCTGCCAACTGTACGAACCCGTCCTGCTCGTTCTGGAGCGCGACGTGTCGCACTGATACTGATGATGACACCGCATTCCCCCACCCATCCAGTTTCGACCGGCAGGCGTCAGCCAGTTCCCGCACCGCCTCATAGGTCTCGGCGTAGAGCTCCAGGGCGAGCGTCACGACAGGCAGCCCGCCACGGGTGTTGCCGAGCGTCGTCTCCCGTGTGACCGCCTGACGCCGCCACGTCGCCAGCGGGAGGGCCGCCGAGGCGGGGGCGAGGACGGGGTAGATCCTGGTGCCGAGAATCGCGGCCACCGTCGCGTCGGCGATCAGGGCGTCGGCGACGGCTTTTTCGGGTGACTTGAATGCCATGTTCGGGATCGGCTTTCGCCTATCCCGAACCTATGGAGTCACACCCCCACCCTTGCAGTTATCAAACGACGAAACATCGGTGTTATCAGAGCGTTCCCGTAGCCGACCGGGTCAGCGTGCTGAGAGCACGCTCCAGCGAGATTCTCAGTTCACGCTGGAGGATCTCGGCGACGGTCGTGCCGACCTCCTCCCACGTCGTCTTCAGCGGCGGCTGGCCGAGGATGCCGCCAGCCCGCAGACCCTTGATCGTGATCGGCGTTGCCGACCGCTTGAAGAACGCTTGCGGGTAGCCGGGCGTCGTCTGCACTCGCTGCCCTTCCTCGCCTCGGGGCGGTCGGGGAGTCGGCTGAATCTTGAACGGTCCGAGCTTATTGAACGACGAGGCGTAGTAGGCGTTCTGCCCGCTCACTTGATGAGCCCGCACAGTCGTGACGCTGCCGCTGCGGTTGCGTCTGGTGTGCGACTTGCGGGCATACGGCGTGTTTGAGAGCTTGTCGATGACGGTGTCTTTCGTGCCGTTTTCGAGCCACCACTGATGAAACGCACGATCCGGTCCTTTGCGGACACGACCGCCCTGGGCCGACTCGCTCGCACCCTTGCCAGCCCGCCGGTAGCCGAGCAGCCCGACGGCGTTGCCGTCCCGCGAGTACGCCACAATCTTCACCGATGCCGCACGCTTGAGGTTGCCGGTCGGACCTTCGGGCGTGTTTGCCCTGAGCCGCTCTAGAGCTGGGGCGAGCGCCTTCTTCAAAGCGTCCTGCAAAATCTTTGCCTTGTCCGCTGGCGTGAAGATGCGACCAATCGCCGTCTGCAACTCGCGGAACTCGGCGATCTCAGCGGTGATCGTGATCCCTGCGGTCGCCATCAGTCCGTATCCTCCACGCACAGAAGCTCGTGCTCGGTGCGGTTGTTGTGCTCGAGCAGGCTCGTGATCTCCAGAATCCGACCACGCCACGAGAGCCGCATCCGCTGCGTCAGCCCGGTCACGTATCGCATCCGCACGCGGTGCGTCACCTCGGTCTGCTGCTGACCGGACTGGAGCACCTCACGACCGGATAGTCCGTCCACGCTCGCCCAGACCTCGGCGAACGTGCCCCACGTTTGCACGACCTCGCCGATCGAGTTGCGAGCCTCAGTCGCACTCTGGATCGTGACTCGCTCGCGGAGCCGACCCGGATCAATCGCCATACATCACCAGTGTGTAGGACGACGTGCCAGCGGTTGCATCCACGCTCACCTGGAGCGAGGTCTCCGTCGCACCGACCTCCGAGACGGCACCCTGCTCGGCACGCGACAGCACGAGCGGCTTGCCCGTGGCACCGCCGACGCACTTCACGAGCGTCGCGCCGGTCGCCGAGAACACGATCCGAGAGACCGACGAGAACGATATGGCAGAGCCCGACGCCGCCGTGTACCCAGGCGAGGCGAGCGTGATCGTCACGGCTGACGTACCGCACGTGCCAGAGACGACGGCGACCTTGCCAGACGTGTACTCGTTCGAGGTCTGGAGCGAGACAACCTTCGTCGAGGCTACACCGGTAGCGAACGCCGTGTCGGTGAACTGCGAATCGACGATGATGCGTCCGTTCACGTGTAGCTCCCCCACTTCACGCTGTCGAGCAACGCCTTCACACCGAACGGCATCTCGGAGAGCGACACGGAGTCTGCCGCCATGCGACGCTCGTACCACTGCCCGACGAGCATGAGGATTGCCGCCTTGACGCGGGGCGAAACCTTGCTGCCGTCGTCGCCACGGCCGCCCCACCACGTGACCGTGACGCTGCCGTAGTCGAGCAGGTGGCTCGGCCACGATCCGGCGTAGAGCGTTCGCAGCGTGCCCGGCTTCGCGTCCCGATCGACGCGGTACTCAGTCGTCGAGAGCGTCGCCGTGTTGCCCGCCTCGCTCGCGGTGTAGACGATCGAGACCGCCGTGCGACCGGTGGTCTGCGACATTGGCGGGCGGGGCAACTCGATGACCGCCGGAAACGCATCGAGCCGCATTACGTACTGCGTGTCCACGAGCGTCTCGTCCATGTACGTCTCGCAATACTCGCGAGCCGCCGAGATGAGCGCAGCGATGTACGTGTCGTCGCTGTTGTGATCGATCCGCAGCTGAGCCTTGGCGTCGGCGACGCTCACCGGCTCGACGACCGGCTGCGTGGCGACCTTCAGTGATCGGTATCGCTTGCCGTCATTCATGGCGTCGCCCCCTGCGTCGTGGCGTTAGGTCTGCCCGCTCCGCGACCGGCTCCACCGCTGCCGTCTCGATCAGCGACTGCTGTGTCTCTCGCTTGGCGTAGCCCCACGCGAAGAGCCTCGCGGCGAAGGACTCGTCCACCTCGACGAGCTCGCCCGCCTTGTAGGCACCGTATGCACGATTCATCCGTACTCTGATTGTGTTCACTCGCCGACCCTCCATGCAGTTTCCGGCGGCTTCTTCGTCCGCTGCCAGTTCGTCGTGTGCTGGAACACCGGGCCCGAGAAATCCTTACTCGGCCACGAGATCACGTACTCGCCGTGGCCGATGCACACGCGCGGCGTGATGAAGAGGCGGTTGCCGCTCGCCTTGAACTGACGCCAAAACCACAAGTCGTCGTCAATCCGCCCGTCGCCCCAGCCGCCCTCGGCGTCGGGCTTTGAGTGGAACCACGGCTTGAGCGTGCGCCGCAGTGCCCTGGTGGAGATGATCGTGCAACCGAAATGAGCCGTATCGACCTGCTGCACCGGCTCGGCAAACCACGACAGCGGCAGTTCGGTTTTGCCGTCGGCGGGCGGGTCGTCCATCGTGTCGAGGAGCGTGAGCATCGGCCGCCCGTCCTCGCGTTTCGCCTGGATCGGGGCGAGCGCGTCGCATTGGCAGGTCATCGCGATCGCGAACAGACGCTCGATATCCGAGCGGGTCATCACGCTATCGTAGTCAAGCGTAATTATGTACTCCGTCGTCGGAGCGAACTCCTCAAGCATCCTGGTAAGCACCTGCGCCCAGAACGCACCCTGCCCGAGCGTCGGGCGGATGTGCAGCGGCATGAGGCTCTCGATGAACGCGAAAACATTCGTCAACGGCCCAAACCTCGGAGCCGACAGCACCGCCTCGGCACGAACCTCGACCGACGTATCGCCGACCTGCACGATCACGCGTAGCCCTCCAAAGCAAAACGGCGGGCGGCTCGTCGCCACCCGCCGCTCACTGTGTCGGTCGTGTCAAGCCGGATCAGCCGCTGACAGCAGCGTTGACGCCCTTCTTCGAGGCGCTGACCGGACCATCGACACCCTTGCCGAGCCGGGCGACGGTGTAGACGTTGCCGGTCGTGTAGGGCGTGGCGGTGACGCGGAGGTATCGGCTCTTGCCTCGCATGTCCACGTCCATCCGCACGACCAGATCGGCCGACGTGCTGGTCGGCGTCGGGATCGTGAAGCCGCCGGTGCCGCCACCGACGAACGCCGTCACGTCGGAGTAGGACGAGTTGTCCTCGGAATCGGCGAGCTTCAGCACGGTGAACGCGGCCTGCGAGGTATAGCCCGCATTGCCCCAGGCTTCCTGGCACACATCGAGCGACACGTACTCGTAGCCGAGCGTGTCGATCGTCATGGTGTGGGTCTGCGCCGCCGTCAGATCCTGCGTGTGGCCGACGACGGACTTCGTGGCTTCGAGATGGTTCACTGGTCAAATCTCCTCGGAGGGTTGAGAGTCAGTCGTCGGATCACGCACCGAACTTGATCGCCACGATCGGCCCGGCCTTGGTCGTCGAGCCGACGTTCGCCACCGCGATCGCGTTGCGGGTCGTCGCCCACGTGGCGGTCTGGTCGTACTCGGCGTACCTTTCGCTGAGCGTGCGGACGGTGATGACACGCCGCTCACCGAAGAACGCCGCCTGCGACAGGTCACCGAACAGAGCCGCGACCTTCCCGGTGGTGCCGGTCAGGGCCGACTCCATGCTGTGAACCAGACGCACCGGGTAGCCGAGAAACCGCTCGCCGAACCCGGCCGCCACGTTGTCGGCCATGTTGCCGCCGGGGCCAGCCGAGCCGCCCGGCAGCATCGCGAGCCGAAGCATCGCGGTGCCCCAGCCAGCGGGCGAGATGTACCACGCAGCGTTCCGGCGGGCGTAGAGAGGCAGCTTCGCGACCGCAGCAGTGAACGACCCGAGGGTCAGGGCACCGAAGGTCGTCTCGCCAGCGATCACGCTCGCGGAGTGGTCGGCCTTGAGGATCTTCGTGCAGACGCCCTCGGTCTTATGGTACTTGTCCTCACCGGCCCCGATGAACCCGGCTTCGTCGAAGACTTCCGCGAAAGCCTGTGCCGTTTCGACGGCCATTGCGTCTGCGAGGTCAATGACGGAGTCTTCGAGCAGGGAGTTAGGAACCCTGTTGAGGACGCCGTACACCTTCGCGGTGAGCTCGACGTTGTCGAACCCGACATCGCTCTGCGTGATCTCAGCGTTCTCGCCAACGGCGCGGGCAGCGAGGCCGCTGGTGCGACGGGCGTAGTTCAGCACGTCGGAGTTCATCGTGACCCGCTTGGCGTACTGCGGGTACGCGCCGTACTCCTCGACGAGCCGGATCACCTCGGTGGACATCTCGGGGCTGGTCAGGACACCGCCGAGCGAGTTGACGCCGCCTGCCTGGGCGCGGCTCTCGACGTTGTGGTCATTGCACCACCGACGGGCCTCGGCATCGCCGAAGATGAATCCCTTGATGTGCATGCCAGCGCGGTACGCCGACTCAGCGCTACGGAACGCCTTGAGCGGGCCGTGCGACACGGGGATCGCGGGGACGGTTCGCTTCTCCACGGGAGTCTCCTCGGCAGCAGCCTTCTCGATCGCCTTGGCGGGAGCACCACGCTCCAGCACGGCACGCAGCTCGAGGTTCTTCGCCTCGATGGCACGCAGCAGCTCGATCTGCGAGCGGAGCTTGTCGGCACGCTCGGACAGCGAGCGAAGCGACGACTCCTCCTCCGCGTCCATCGCGGGGGCGTCGCCCTCGGCGGGAGCCTCGCTCATCGCCTCCATCTCGGCGACCACCTGGGCGAGCTCGTCGAGAAGCTGCTTGATCTTGTCCACGGTGCGATCTCCTTGGTCGGGATGCGGCGGCGCTCACGCCACCTATCACCGAACCTACGGAGCCAGACCGGCACCCTTGCAGTTCGACGCGAGGGTCTTTTACTAACCAGTAAACGCCCGACGACGCACGTGCTCCGAATGCACGACGTGCTTGTCGGTGTGCCCGCAGCGTGGGCAGCGCAGGTAGCGAGTCTGGTACTCGCCTCGTGCCTGACTCGACGCGACGTTGAGCCGAGCGGCCTTGCACCGCTCGCACGTGTCGCCGGACTTAGCGGCCATGCTTGGTCAGGTACTCGCGGAGTTCTCGGGCACGGGCCGCCGCAGCCATGCGGCGATGAGCCTCGGCGTCACGCTGACGAACGAACGCATCGTAGGACCGCTGGGCAACTTTCACGTCGGTGTCGGGGTACGCGGGAAAGGTCGTTGGGGAAACATCCAGCAACGAGTCGATGCGCTGAATCGTCCTGACGCTGCGACCTTCCT